CGCAGGAAGGGCCCCGCCGAAGCGGGGCCCTTCCTGCGTCAGCCTATCGGCGAACCGACCGGCCCGGTCACCTTACGGAACCGGGACGCAGATGTCGACGGTGTTGCGCGCACCGACCTCACCGTTGGGGCAGACCGCCACGGTGACAGCACGGGCGAGGCCCATGCGGTCGATCAGGGCGACGGCCTCTTCCGAGAAGATCTTCTCGTCGTTGGTCGCGACGGTGACGCTGTCGATGATGACACCGAGGTTCACCTCGGGGCCACGGCCGATCTGGAAGTTGCCTGCCGGGTAGATCAGGAACGTGACCTCGTCCGGCCACGTGGTGGCCGGGGTGACCGCACCGATCTCGGCCGGGACGGCCGGGGGAAGGCCACGGGCCCACTGGACGCGCACGCCCAGGTTGGCGAACGATGCCTGGATGTCCGCCGCCGTGACCTCGGACATGTCCTTGCCTTCCTGGCGCGCCAGGTCGGACAGCATGAGGTTCTTCGACCACCAGGGCAGGACGACTTCGAGCTGCGTCGAGTCGCACAGGTTGTGCCGCTCGATCATGTCGGCCGCCTGAAGGGCGATCGCCTCGTAGATCGCCGAGTACGCAGCGAAGGACGGGCGGACCGTCACTTCGAGCGTCGCGGCCGAGTCAAGCGCGGCCTGGTACATGGCCTGCTTGATCCGGATCTCGTGCGCGATCATCGCGTTGCGCACGTACCAGTCGACCATCTCGGGGAAGAAGCGCTGCGTCAGGATGCCGACCGACAGGCAGACGCCGACCGCGATGGCACGGACGTCGATCGGGGCCGGGCAGGGGATGACGTAGCACGGCTTCTCGGGACCGGCAGGCTGCGTCGCGGCCGCGATGTCCTGCGCCTCGGTCCAGGTCCACGTGAGGGCCGCGACGTCCAGGGTCGGCGTACGGAAGAACCTCAGACCGCCACGGTTGAGCTGCACCTCGGGCGCGTCCCAGAGCATGTCCGGGCACGCGATGTCGGTGATGTCGTAGATCGTCTCGGACGGGGCACACCAGCCGCCGGACGCGACCAGGTCCTGACCGGCCAGCCGCTTCTGGTCCGAGGACCGCGTGAGCGCAGACGTACCCTCAGGGGCCGAGGACGAGTCGGTGATGACGAGATCCTGCGGGAACGGTAGCCGGTAGGACGCCACCATGCCGGTGCCGCCACCGGCAGTCTTCAGACCCTGCGAACGGCGCATGGCGCCCTCGGTGATCTGAGCCAGGTCGATTTCCTGGCCCGGCCGGTAGCCCGGCACGTCGACCGAGGCGACGATCTCGATCTCGCGGGACTGCTCGGCCGGAAGGTAGCGGGACAGGTTGTTGCCACCGGCGCCGCCGGACTGACGGGCGCGGACGGCGGCCAGGTTCATCGACCGGCGGGACGAAGCGGTGACGACCTGCGTCGGCTCGATCACCTTGGCCGACGCCTCGACCTCGGCCTCGGCCTCAGCCTCGTCCTCGGTGGACTCGCCCCCAGCTGCCGACGCCTCGACCTCGGCCTCGTCCTCGCCGAACGTCTCGGCCATCAGCGCGTCAATCTCGGCGGCCGTCTCGGCCGCCGCCGTGATGCGGCTGTCCTGCTCTTCCTTCAGGTCCAGGATGACCTTCTTCAGCGAGCGAAGGACCGGCACCGTCTTGCCGGTCGCGGTGTCCGAGCTCGCGATCTTCTTCATCTCACGCGCAGCGGCGGTGAGGTGCTGCTCGATGTCCTCGTCGGACAGAGTGCCCAGGTCGTCGGGCAGTTCGTACGTGTCAGCCATGGGGTGGCCTGTCCATTTCTGTGAAAGGGACTCGGCCTATCGCCAGCAGCTACCAGACATGATAGCTGCTGGCGATAGGTAGTCCGGGGTGGGTTGCTTAGGGCGTCTCGCCCGGGGCGTAGATCGTGGCGACACCCGGGGCGTACTTCCCCATCAGGGTGTTGGCCGCTGACGAGCTCGTCGTCTCGTATACCTTGCGGCCGTTGACGTAGACGCGGTATGTCCCGGCGACGGCGGCCGCGACGGCTGACGCGGTGCCCCGGTTCTTGTTGCAGGCGCAGCCCATGCGCTCAGTCCCCTTCGGTTCCGGTGCTGTCGACGTCCAGCTTATCCGCCAGGGCGAGCAGCTCGGCCAGCTCGGCGTCCTCGGCAGCCTTGCGCTGCTCGGCGCGCCCCATGGACGCAACCAGCGCGTCGGCCAGCCGGTCGTAGTCGATCTCGGGCGCCACCACTGCCACCGTGGCGGAAGCTGTCTGCTCGGCCGCCTGACGCACTTCCTCGGCGGTCACGACCTCGTCGATCTCGGCCAGCGTGGCCGCCGCCGTGAGGGCCATCTGGGACCGCTCGATCACCGCGCTGGCGAGCAGCGGGGACGAGTGCCCCGGCACCGGCACGCCGAGGACGGCGCGCAGCTGCCAGTTCCCGGACGGGCCCTTCTTCATGTGGTAGCTGGGCTGTGTCCCCTTGAAGACGACCCGGTCCCATTCGGACAGCCACGGCGCGGCCGCCCCCGAGAACCACATGCCGCGCTCGTTCATGCCGACGGTGACGATGCCAGCCACGGTGCGGGTGTCGTCGAACTGGCACGCCGACGTCTCACACTCGGCGCTGTCCCTGTGGTGGCCGACGTTCATGGTGTAAGCACCGGCCTTGACAGTGCTGCCGTCGTCGAGCGAGAAGCGCTGACGCAGGAAGTGGCTGGTGTCGATCCGGCCGAGGCTGTCGATCGTGATCTTCTTCGCGTACCCGGCGTGCGGTTCGCCAGCCTGGGCGACCCACCCGAAGATCCGGCCGTTGGCGTAGTTCACGCCCGGCCCACCAGGCGGCAGCTCTTCCAGCGTCGGCTCACGGAACCACGCGGCAGGCATGGGCGGGATGTCCGCCATCGCCTTCCACGCGCTTGCCTGCATGTCGTCCATGTCGTCCTCACCCGTCTCTTCGGCCACGTGCGCGGCGACCGCTTCCAGCTTGGCCGACACCGCGTCCCTCTCGTCCTCGGGGATGTTCACCCCGCCGCGCGCGCCGTGCAGCGCGCCGAGCGCGGCCGCCACCCCGGCCGGGATGATGACCAGCTGACCGTCGTCGATGTCGGCGTACCCCAGCTTGTAGGCGGCCTTCGTCGCGGGGTCCGCCGAGTCGTCCCGGTAGGCGAACGCCCTGCCGATCTTGTCCGTGTCGCCGTCGGCCCACTCGAAAACCCGCGTGGCTGCGGCATCGCCGTCCCACGTCTCGTCCCGGTCGGCCACCGGCAGGTCCACGGCGCCGGTGGCCGACGCAACGAGCGTCTCGGCTTCGATGTCCACCTGCTCGACAGACGCAACGACCGTCGCAGCCGTCTTTGACGGTCCTGTGTACTGACCACGTGTCAGCCTCACCAGATCACCCTTCCTTGCAGCACGTGCCAGATGCCGCCGGACGGCGACGATCGGAACTTTCAGCAGCTTCGCCAGCCGCGCCGCCGACATGGGGTTGACGGACTTGCGGACCTGGCGTACAACCCGATCGTAGTCGGACGCTGCCGCACCGGCAGTCAGCCGTTCCCCGGCCGAGGCGAAGAAGGACGGGTCGTCGAGCACGATCCGCGCGTTCGCGTAGGCCGGGATCGTGACCAGCGTGGCGCCCCGGATCCGGCCCCGCGTGATGCGGACCAGGTAGTCGCCGGACCTCTGCGACTCGACCACCACACCGTCCGCCAGGTCCGGGTCACCGGCGGCCGCTTCCAGCTCGAACAGAGTGCCCGGCACGGTGCCGTCCGGTCCGGCGGTGAAGGTGACCTTGCGGGACTCGGACATGAAGCCGGTGGCCCCGGCGGCGAGCTCGGACTCGGTCTCGCCCGTGAGGCTGAAGCCGCCGTCCGGGTGCATGAACAGTGACGCGGTGAGCAGCCGCGTGCGGTACGTCTCGGACGCGCCGGGGGTGGCGTCGACCATCTCAAGGTCCACGTCGTCCAGGTCCACCGAGACGCCCAGCGGGGCCTTCTGCGCGAGCAGCATGGCCGCCTCAGCGCCAGCCTGCTGGGACACGTACAGCTTGCCGTGGCCGGGGATCCTGTCCCCGTCCCGGCCGATGCCGTCGATGCACCCGGCCAGCTGCGCGCCTTCGTGGCCGCCCATCATCTCGTCGGCGTACTGAAGCGGCCACGGGCCGGGGCCGTCCCAGTACAGCGCGCCGGGGGCAAACACCCTGCCGTCGCCGGTCTGCTGGTTCTCGAAGGCGAGCGCCGTCTCGTCCGGCGTGGACCAGGTGACCACCGGGTGCGGGTCGTACTCGGCCTTCTCGACAGCCATGTCGTCCGGGTAGATCGTCTCGTCCAGCGCGACGACCTGACCCTGGTCCGGGTCGGGCAGTAGTGGGTAGTCGGTGTACTCACCGGCGAACGCGACCCGCAACCGGTCGAAGGTGACGGGCCCGACCCGGTCGGTCATGGACTGCACGTCCGCCTCGCCGTACGCCCCGCAGACGTGCGGCGACCAGGGGGTGTACTGCGGCGGCATGCGGTCTACGTGGTCCTGATCTTCGAGCTGCCACGTCACCTCATGGTGGGCCCCGGCCAGGTCCGGGCCGTCCGTCTCACGGTCGTCCCCGATGTTCCAGACCCACGCGGGACTGTCGCCCTGAGGATTCCACTGGGCGACACCGAACGCACGGGCGCTGACCGGGGCCAGCCACCCGGCAGCGCGCTGCATGGCGTACCGGACCGAGTCGCGGGACTCTTCCGGCCAGTCGGCAGCGTCGCCCAGGTAGTACAGCGTCATGTGCAGCTGGTCCGCCACCTCACCGCCGATCAGGGCGAGACGCTCGGCGTCCGCCTTGCTCGGCATCAGGGCGATCATGGCGCCGGTGTGCACA